TGCGGCAGGCGTAGGTCTCGGTCGATGGCGTCTCGGTGTGGCCGCCCATGCCATCGGGTACCAGCGCCTTGCGGGTCCGCGTCGCCGTGTCGGGCAGCGCCTCGCCCTGTATCGCACGCATGGCAGCAACTTCCGCGGCGCTCAGCATTATGATGTCCCTCGCGCCGTCGGCGGCGCCGCCTTCTTCTCGTTGAGCTGCGCCAGCGCCTCCCGCAAGAAATTCGGCACCGGCATCCCTGCAGCGACAACGTTTTCCACGACGCTCAGGCCCTCACTCGCACAGTAGAAAATGACCACGGCGTTGCGCACCACCCCGTCTGTCCCCGCGAGGTTGTCTGCCTGTGCCGCCAACGCCACGGCCACAAAGATCAATACTTTCTTGAACGTGCCACGTAACGACTCCTTGCTCGACAGCTGCTGCTGCACGAATGCTCGCGACCACCCGCTCACGATGTCCAGCGCAATGAGGATCACCAGTGTCGTCATGGCCGCATTCCACGCCCCCAAAATAGTGCAGAGCCCGGCGCTCAACACGGCCAGGATCGCTTTCCATGACATCTCGCGCATCACGTACAACCTCCCTACGCCAGATCGCCCCGTACCTGCGGTATCATCCGCGGTCGCTGTCGGCGCCGATACTGGGCCGCTAGCTGTAGCAGCATCTCGACCTTCTGAGACCGCTGATACTGGGCGCCGTCCGCAGAGAAGTCGAAGTTGAGCTTCTCGCGCGCGGCCCACATCTCCAGTAGTTCTGCCGCCGCGCCGTAGACATCGTACTCGCCATCGCTGATCTCGTGCTCCGCCAGGGTCGCCTCGATGTCGTCATCACTGAATACCTGGCTATCGCCAGCGGGATCATGAATCAACAGACGCACGCGGGAGATCTCGCCAGCCATCGCCGCCCCCTAGAACACAATCCAGTTGATGACGTCGCCAGCGACCATGTTGTAGGTCTCCGCACCGTCGGCCACGGTCAGCACGCCGGCCACGAGCGTCACCGCCGCGTCGGCGGTCACATCCACGCCGGAGCGCCACACCTGCACCAGAAAGCCCGTTGCGCCCGGCTTGTCAGTGTCAATCGCGGCCGCGTTGGCGATGGCTTCGTCCGCCGTTGCGACGTGGCGCCCGTGGGCCGGCATTTTCGCCAGCCAGTCAGAACCGGCAATCACGGTCATGTCGCTATTCCTCCGTCTCCGTCGCGATCCCCTCGTAGTAGTCCAGGTAGATCACCAGCTTGCCAGCGGTCAGAGCCTCGACGCCCACGCTGACCGTGATGGCCTTCTCCTCGGTGAGCTTGATGCCGGTACTCTCCGGCGTGTTGCTCTTGGGCACGATGGCCTGCAGCCCCGCGTCCCACACATCGCCCTCCGCGCCGATGGCCTTGGCGGCCACAATGTCGTTGGCCTGCGCTACCGAGATGGCGATGGTGGCCGTGTCGTTCTCGCTGGTGAACGTCTTCACCACGTCCACCACGCCACCGACAATGATGCTGTTGGCGGGCAGCTTCACCGGCAGCGCGTGCGCCCCCACCGCCTGGTTGGGGTTGTCCTCCCCCTCGGCGTCGAACACCGCCACCGCCGTGCGCCGCAGGTGCAGCCCGGCAAAGGAACCAACCGTCGAAAGTGCGTCGAAGTTGTCGTTTATGTCTTTCAGCATGCCGTTGACTGTCACCGGCTTTAGCTGAGTCATAGCAGACTCCCTTCTCTAGCAAGGGGCGGGGGTACCGCCCCTCACTGCTAGCTGTTCTTGTCGTGCCGGTAGATGCCGTTGGCGCGATTGTCATACACGAACGCGTCATGGTACAACCGGTACTGCCAGAGGTGGCCATCCGAAATCTGGTTCACGTCTGGCGAGAAGTACTTCACCTGGTTCAGCTTCGTCGGCTGCAAGACGGCGCTGGGATGCACGATCAGGAAGTTGATGTCGTGCGCGCTGCTGCCCTTGGCGAAGCCGCCCGCGTCGGAAGTCGCGCCGGCGTTAAGGTCAACGGCGGTGTAGAAGCGGCTCTGCGGCACCGGCACGACGGTCATGTCGTCGAGGGTGAACACGTTGCGCTGCACCCCCGTCTCGGTGGCCAGGGTGCGGGTGACCGCGCCCTTGAGCAGGTGGTACAGCGTGGTGCTGATGTAGAGGATGCGGCCCTCGGTCGGCACCTCGTCCTCATCGAGCGCGGCCATGCCCGCATCGATAGCCGCCAGCACCTTGGCTGCGGTATCGAGCGTCGCTGCGGTGCCGACATAGTTGCCGGCCCCCGTGGCGTAGGCTGCGAAACGGTAGGCGTCCAGCTCGGGCGCCACGTGCACCCGCATCCACTCGCGGATCAGGTTGCCCAGCACCAGCCCTAGGGTTTCCTCGTTGTCCATGCGATCCAGGCTGAATGCGCGCCCACGCTCGGAGGTCAGCCGCAGGGTCTCCCACTTGGCCGTGATGTCGCCCGCCGGGTAGCCGGTGGCGCGGGAGTAGTTTCCCAGGCCGACAGTGCTGAGCTTCAACACCTTGACCTCATTAGCGCCCGCAAAGGGCACGTCCTGCGTCATGGCGTCCAGGCGCGCGGTGAGCGATTCTTCCTTGTAAACCGCATCAATGATCTCAACGAATTTGCTGACGAGATCGATGTCGTTTGCCATCTCGTATTACCCTCTCTTCAGGCCCGCTCCTTTGTAGAGCGCGGCGGTAAATGCATCATCCACGCTGCTGTGATTCCGTGGCGGATTCGTCGGTGAACCTCCGGTTGGCGCCGGTTGCGCTTTGAGGTACGGCTTTTCCTTGAGCAACTCGGTGAGCGCCGCCTCGACGCCCTGGGGCTGGCCCTTGTCGTCAAACTCGACCTTGCCCCGTATCAGCGCCAGTGCCACCTCGGCATCGACGATACCGAGCTTGGTCGCCGCGGCCTGCACCGCGAGCTGTAGCGTCGTATCGCGCTTCTCCTGCGCCCACTGCTGCTCGCGCTTCTCGTACTCGGCCAACCGCTCCTGGAGCCTCTGCGCCTCCGTTTTGTTGGCATCTTCCGTGGCCTTCAGCCGCTCGATGGCCGCTTTCAGGTCGTCGGCTTTCTCAAAACCGAGGCCCCTCAAGAACTCGCTGACCGCGGCGCGCTTCTGGCGGCTCAGCCGCTCGGCGAGCTGCTGGCTCGTGAGCTGGATCGTGCCGCTGCCCCCATCCCCACCGGCCCCGTCACCGTCATCATTTCCGGGATTCTGGGTCGGGTCGCCGCCACCATCACCACCATCGTCCGGCGCCCACAGAATGCGGATTCCACCGATCCCACCAAAGCCCCAAGCATTCCACTGCCACATGGTCCACTTTTCCTTCCCGCCTGTTCACCGCCGGCGTCGCGTAAGGTGTCCTTCCACTACCAGTGTAATTGTCAGGTACGCGCAGAACGGTCAATCGCCCTCATCCTACTCTGCGGATGCTGCGAAAGGTGCGAAACCTCAGCCCTCGGGCTGTTCATTGGCTCGCTCAGCCCACTTGTGTGCCTCCTCATCGCCCAGTATCGACGCCAAGCTCTTAGCGTAGCGCGTCGAGCCCCACTCTTTGCTGCGCTTCTGCCCCACATAGTCGGTGAGCTGCACAGCCCCCGCTCTGTAGGCCTCAGCCCCCGCGTTGCCCAGTATCCGGCGTTGTGTCTCGACAGGCTGTCGCGCCAGCCAATCAGACCCTGTCTCCCATTGCGGCCCCTTTTTCTCTTCGCCCTTCAGCACGGGGACCATCGCACAGCGGCCATTGGGATGATCGTCCAGGTGCTCCTTCAGAGTGTGAAACGATCCGTCCATCGCCAGGCACATGGCACAGGTACGGGGCTGCTTCGCCGCCAACCAGCGCCAGCCGGCGATGATGTCGTTGTTCGCCTCATAGTTGCGGCGCGTCGCCTCCCGATAACTGCGAAGTTGCTCCGTTCTGGCGATCCGCAACGCCCGCACCAAATTGCCCCCCAGCTCGCCCCGTATCGCGCGCGCCACTTTGCGGGGGTTATGTCCGAGGGCGAGGCCCTGGATGAGGCCGTCTCTGACGGCTGCCGAGGCCTCCGGCCCCAGCTCGTCTAACAGCGCCCGCAACGGTGAGCCGCGGCGCGTAAAGCCCACCAGATCGGAGACCGCCTCTACCGGCAGTCGATCCCAACGCACGCCGACGCCGGGGCCAGCGGAGGTCATCAGGATTTCGGCCAGGTGCTCACCCGCCGCCTCGACGGCCTCCCGTTGCCCCGCGACAATTCGAGATTCGGCAAAGTCGGCAAAGCGCCGCAACTCCGCCTCTATCTGGCGCTGCAGGTTCTGCAGCCGGTTGAACTCGAAAATCCACGAGGGACTGA